CAGGAGGGCATCGCCATCGTGCCGGTGATGGGGGTGATCTCGCCGCGCGTTCGCGATGTCGAGGGCGTGTCGACCGGCGGCGGCATGTCCGCCGAGGGCTTTGCCGCCGCGATGCGCCAGCTCGCCGGCGACACCAATGTCTCCGGCATCCTGCTCGACATCAACAGCCCCGGCGGCAATGTCTATGGCATTCCGGAAGCGGCCGAGGCGGTCCGTGAGGCCCGAAGCGCAAAGCCGGTCTGGGCGGTCGCCCATCACCAGGCCGCCAGCGCCGCCTATTGGCTGGCCTCCACCGCCGAGCAGCTCGTCGTCACGCCGTCCGGCGAGATCGGCTCGATCGGCGTCTACTCCTATCACGAGGACATCTCCAAGGCGCTGGAGATGCAGGGCCGCAAGCCGACGCTGATCAAGGCCGGGCCGAACAAGGCCGAAGGGCATCCGGCCTTCCCGCTCGGTGAGGAGGCCGCCGCGCACGTCCAGGCCCGCGTCGACGACTATTACGCCATGTTCGTCCGCGATGTCGCCAAGGGCCGCGGCGTGCCGGTGGCGACGGTCCGCGACAGCTTCGGCGGCGGCCGCATGTTCGGCGCCCAGGAAGCCGTTCGGCTCGGCATGGCCGACCGCGTCGGCACGCTCGATGACACCATCCGGCGCATGCAGCGCGCCGTCGGCAAGCAGAGGACCGGGGGCGAGGCCTCCGGCGGCGGCGATCTCGCCACGCGCCGGCGACGCCTGGCGCTCGCCTAGAGCGGTTTCAACGTAATCGAAGCCATCCCAGCGCCTTGGCCGCTCTAGATTCTTTCGCTGGTCGCGCGATCCGGGCGGAAAACCGGGCTCCACTTTTCCTGATCGCGCTCTAGCAGCACCCAGCATCCGTTTTGACGAAGCGGCCTTCGCCTCTGCCGGGTGGGGAAGGCGGAGCTTTTGCGCCCGGCATCCAGCACAGGAGAGGCACATGAACCTGAAAGCATTGCGTCAGCGCGAGCATGATCTGAAGGCCGAGGGCACGGCCCTGCTCGACAAGGCGCAGAAGGAAAACCGGGCAAGTTTGACGGCGGAGGAGGAAGCTCGCTTCGCCGCGATCGAGCTGGAGCTGACCGAGCTGGCTGCCCAGATCACCTCGGCCGAGCAGCTCGCCGATCGCCGCCGCGCCATGCAGACCTCGACCGCCATCGCCGGCGGCGTGAACCTGCCGCACAGCCAGATCCAGGTCGGTGTCCAGCGCGAAAGCCTCGATCCGCGGAGCGGTTTCGCCAGCGTGGCCGAGTTCGGCCGGGCGGTGATGCGCGGCTCGGCCGGCGCGCCGAATTTCGCCATCGATGCGCGCCTGAATGCCGCCGATCCCACCGGCTTCCACCGCGAGGGCGGCAGCCGCGACGGCTATCTGGTGCCGCCGGAGTTCCGCGACCGGATCTGGGAGCTGGTCAACGCCCAGGACAACTTCCTTGACGACATCGATGTCGAGCCGACCAGCTCCAATGTCATCAACGACATGGTCGACGACACCACGCCCTGGGCAGCGGCCGGCATCAAGGCCAAGTGGCGCAACGAAGCCCAGCAGATGACGCCGACCCGGCAGAACCTGAAGCCGCGTTCGATCATGCTGCATGAGCTGTTCTGCATGGTGACGGCGACGGACGAACTGGTCGAGGACGCGCCGCGTCTGGAAAACCGGCTGACGGCCAAGTCGGCCGAGGCGATCAGCTGGCTGCTCGACGACACCATCATGTATGGCGACGGCATCGCCAAGCCGCTCGGCTTCTTCAATTCGCCGGCCCAGGTCAGCGTGGCGAAAGAGGCCGGCCAGGCCGCGGACACCATCGTCGCGCAGAACGTGGTGAAGATGTATTCGCGCGTGCTCTCCCAGGGCATCGCGCGGACGGCATGGTACGTCAATTCCGACGTCATGCCGCAGCTGATGACCATGATGCTCGGCCAGCAGCCGATCTGGACGCCGCCGGCCACCGGCTTCCAGAACGCCCCTGGCGGGTTCCTGTTCGGCCGGCCGGTGCGGTTCTCCGAGCATTGCAAGACGTTGGGCGACAAGGGCGACATCCAGTTGCTCGACCTGAAGGGCTATTACGGCGTGCGCAAGGAAGGCGGCACCCGCTACGCCACCTCGCTGCATCTCTACTTCGACTATGGCCTGCAGGCATTCCGCTGGATCCTGCGCTTCGGCGGCCAGCCGCATCTGTCGGCCCCGGTCGCGCCGGCGAATGGCGCCAACACCAAATCGCATTTCGTCAGCCTGGACGAGCGCGCTTAAGGCAAGCCACCGGGCGGCTGCGCGGGCGGCCGCCGCTACCTCCCTCCATCCTTTCTGGTCGCAGGAGACTGTATATGACCGCTTTCCCGAACATCCTCCCCTCCGATCGACTGGCCATCGTCGCGGCGATCAACCCCGTCTCGCAGGCGGCCGGCGCCGTCTCGACCAGCTGGATCAGCATGCAGAACTGGCGATCGGTGATGGCGATCGTGCAGGCCGGCGTGCTGGGCGCCTCCGCCACGCTCGACGCCAAGCTGGAGCAGGCGACCAGCGCCGCCGGCGCCGGCGCCAAGGACATCGCCGGCAAGCTCGTCACCCAGCTCACCCAGGCCGGCGCCGACAGCAACAAGCAGGCGATCGTCAACCTGCGCCAGGTCGAGTTGGATTTCGCCAACGGCTATTCGCATGTGCGCCTGACGCTGACGGTCGGCACCCAGGCCAGCCTCGTCTCCGCTGTGCTGCTTGGCCTCGATGCCCGGTACAATCCGGCGTCGGACAGCGACGCCGCAAGCGTCGACGAGATCGTCGTCTAGCAGCGCCCTCCTTCACTCCAGCGTAGGATAACAGCCATGGTGAAGATCCGCTTCACACAGGACCGGGTGGTGCAGGATGGCAATCAAGGCACGCCCCACGAAACTCGCTTCTCGGCTGGCCAGGTGGTCGACCTGGCGGAGGCTTCCGCCAATCACTGGCTCAGCCGCGGCGCAGCCGAGCGTATGTTGCCCACCGAAGAACCGGCCATGTCAACGGCAGGGGAGTCAACGCCAGCGGCGGACAGTTCGGCCGACGCGCAGCCGAGCCTCGACCTGACCGGCGGGCCTGTGGGCGATGCTGATGAGCAGCAGCCGGCGGCCGATGACGATGCCGGTGGTTCGTCAGACGAGGCCTCCGCCGACGCGTCAGAACCGAATGCGGAGGAAGCCGGCGCGCTGGCCTCCGAGGCACAGCCAGGCCTCGGCCTGGCCGGCGCATCCGAAGCGGACGGAGAAAAGGCCGGCAAGTCCGAGCGCAAGCCCGCACGCGTATCGGCTAAGGGCAGCAAGGCCTGACACCGATGGCGCTGTACCGGATCGCCGCCCCTATCGCGCCGGTTGTCACGCTGGCGAGCGTCAAGCAGGCGCTCGTCATCGAGACCGGCTATCACGACGCCAGGCTCGCCGACCACATCGCCACCGCGACCGCGAAGCTCGACGGCCGGGATGGGATTCTCGGCCGCTGCCTGATGCCGCAGCGCTGGCGCCTGACCCTGGCGGCCTTCCCCTGCGGCGGCATCGCATTGCCGCTGCCGCCGACCCGGACGGTCGAGGCGGTCAGCTATCTCGACGCCGCGGGCGAGGAACAGACGCTGGCGGCCTCAAGCTACCGCGTGATCGCCGGCGGCTTCAGCGGCGCGACGATCCGGCCGAAGCTCGGTCTCGCCTGGCCGGCGACCGCCTGCGAGCCGGATGCGGTCCGCGTGGAATTCAGCGCCGGCCATGAGGCCGACGATCCCGACCTTGCCACCTTCCAGCAGGCTATCCGGCTGCTGGTGAAATACTGGTTCGATGGCAATTCCGGCGACGCGATTCCGGACGCGGTCGAGCAACTGATCTCCAACCATCGCTTCGCACCGTTATAGCCATGGCAAAACCGACCGCCGAGGATCTCAAATGGCCGATCACGCTGCAGCGGGCGCTGAAGACGCGCAACAACTTCAACGAAGAGGTTGAAAGCTGGATCGACATCGCCACGGTGGGCGCGAAGGTGACCGATGCCACCGCCGGCGAGAGCTATCGCGCGGCGGAAGTCGGTGCGGAGATCAGCGCTCGCTTCGTCATCCGCTGGTCTCCGGAGGTGGCCGACGTCGCCGCCAACGATCGTATCCTGTTCAATGACCGGCCCTACAACATCACCGCGATCCGCGATTTCGAGCGCGGGGAATGGCGCGAGATCGATGCGGTGGCGCGGGCGGAGGTTTAACCGATGAAGATCAAGATCGAGGGCCTGCGGGAAATCCAGGCGGCGCTGCAGGAACTGTCCAAGGCCACGGCGCGGAATGTGGTGAAGCGCGTGCTGCTGAAGCGGGCGCAGCCGATTGTCGAGGCGGCGCGGACGCGGGCGCCGGTGCGCACCGGCAAGCTGCGCGACTCCATCATCGCCCAGGCCCGCGGCGGCAATGCCGGCAAGGCCGCCTTCGCCAAGGCGATGCAGGGCGGCGCCAGCCGGGCCGAAGCCGGGCGGGCGGCACGTGAGGCCAACCGTGCGGCCGGCAGCACCGTCGAGGTGGTGATCGGGCCGCATGACGGGGCCTTCTATGCCTCTCTGGTCGAGTTCGGCACCGTGCGTTCCAGCCCGAAGCCCTTCCTGCGACCGGCCTGGGATGCCGGCAAGATGCAGGTCCTCGACGGAGTCGGCGATGACATGTGGGCCGGGATTGAGAAGGCGATTGCTCGCCGCAATAAAAAACTCGCCAAAGCAGGTAAGACTGACCGTGGGGTCTGAGTTTAGTTTCTATCGGGGGAGAGGACATGCAGTTCATCGACGAGATCGATTGGGCAAGGCTCAAACATGCTTGGGGCGTTGCAACTGACACGCCCATTCATCTTAAGGCGCTGACGTCTCCCGATCCTGTCCTGGGCCAAGCGGCGATCGACCACCTGGAAATAAAGGTGCTGCACCAAGGCTTCCCCGGCACCGCCACAGCTCCCGCAACCCGTGTCGTTGCCCGGTTGCTCGCGGAGGACGCGGTCGTCGTGAGGGAGGTCCGCATACAACTCGTCGAGTACCTCGGGTGGAGTGCTGGCGCAGCTCAAACGGCGGAGGAGAACAACCACTTTGCTCACCTCTTTCAGCCGTTAGTGGAGGCAGCCCTGCAATCCTTTCCTGTGGTGATGCGCTTTCTCGAAGATCCTGACGCCAGCATGCGGATCAACGCCGGTGCTTCTGCGGTAGCGCATGTTGATCTGGAGGCGCTGGCTGATCAGCGGCACATCCTTGCCAGGCGTCTGCTCGCCTTAGCGAACGAACAATCTGAGGATCGCGCTGAGTGGCTTCAATTGATCAGCGAAATTGGTCACCGCAGCTGAGCGGGACTGATAAGCCATGGAAGAAGCTCTGATTGCCCGCCTGCTCGGCCTTGAGGTCGTCAGCGGAATGGTCGGCACGCGCGTGTACCCCGGCTCGCGGCCGCAGGGATCGGCGCTGCCCGCCGTCGTGCTGAACCGCATCAGCGGCGGCCCGCTCTATGCCGATGACGGCGAGGTGGGGCTCGAGCAAGCGCGCATCCAGGTCGACTGTTGGGCGGCGAGCTATGCCGGCGCCAAGCTGCTGGCGCGCGCTGTGACGGCGTCGCTGTCGGCCTTCGAGGGCACGGTCGGCGAGACCACGTTTCAATTGATCGAGCTGGATATCGAGCAGGATCTGCGCGAGGGCGGCAGCGATGCCGCGGACTATCCCTTCCGCACCGCGCTCGATTTCCTGGTCTGGGCTGAACGGTAGGAAAGGACACCGATATGGTTGGAAAAGCGCGGGTCGGCCGCAAGATCAAGTTCCGCTGGGGCACGCCGGCCGAGGAGATCCCCGGCGTGCGCGAGAAGGGCGTCGCCTGCGCCGGCGAGGCGATCAACGTCACCGCCGACGACAGCG